GGCAAGATCATCGACACGATGGTGGCGGCACCGCTGCTGAATGAGAACCGTCGTTATTACAACCTGAACAGTTTGGCAGGTGAGTATCTCGGAGAGTGGAAGAACGAAAAGATGTTGAAGGCTGCGGCATCGATGTACGGTGTCGATCCGAAGGGGGAGATGTGGAAGCTACACGCCTCGTTCGTAGGTAAGTATGCGGAGCAGGATGCTGCTGTTACACTGCGTCTGTGGGACCGGCTGCGGGCGGATATCGACAAGGATGAAGTCAACAGCATCTTCGAGTTGGAGACATCGCTGATCCCGTTGATGCTCGACATGAAGTCGAAAGGTGTGCGCGTCGATGTGGACAAGGCACAAGATGTGCAGAAGGAATTGAAGCGCCGAGAGGATGCGTTACTTGAAGAAGTAAAGAAAGAGACCGGCGTCCTTGTGGAGCCGTGGGCCGCTGCATCCATAGCAAAGGCGTTCGACGCCCTTGGGTTGAACTATAACAGGACAGAAAAGTCGAATGCGCCAGCCTTTACAAAAGCATTTCTTGCGAACCACACTCACCCGGTGGCGCAGAAGATTGTACGCCTGCGCGAGTTTAACAAGGCTAACACGACTTTTATTGAAACCATTCTTGAACATTCGCATAACGGTCGTATCCATTGTGATTTTCACCCTCTTCGTTCAGATGAAGGGGGCACAGTTACCGGACGATTTTCTTCGTCCAACCCGAACCTCCAACAAATCCCGGCCCGTGACCCCGAAATCAAGAAGATGATCCGGGGTCTCTTCATCCCGGAGGATGGAGAGAAGTGGGGCAGCTTTGACTACGCATCACAGGAGCCACGGTGGCTGGCACACTATTGCGCCACGCTGACCGGCGCCCGGCGGGATCCACAGATTGATGATGTGGTTCGAATGTACCACGAAGGCAATGCTGACTTCCACCAAATGGTGGCGGACATGGCTGGCGTATCACGCAAGGAAGCCAAGACTGTAAACCTCGGCATCATGTACGGCATGGGCCGTAAGAAGCTGGCTGGCACCCTCGACATCACCGAGGAGGACGCCAAGGGACTCTTGAACAGGTATCACGACAAGGTGCCGTTCGTGAAAGGCATGGCCGATTTAGCGATGAATCAAGCGATGGACAAGGGTGTGATTCGTACGTGGCTGGGCCGCAAGTGTCGCTTCGACACTTGGGAGCCAAGGTCTTACGGGTACAACCGCGCACTGCCGCTTGAAGAAGCTGTTAAGGATTATGGTGGCAAGGGAATGATTCGACGTGCGTTCACCTACAAGGCTCTGAACCGACTGATTCAAGGGTCAAGCGCAGACCAAACCAAGAAGGCAATGGTGATGTGCTATGAAGAAGGACTGGTGCCAATGCTAACAGTTCACGACGAATTGTGTTTTAGCGTGAACTCTCGTGAACAATCCGACAAAATTGTCGATATTATGAAGAATTGTGTACCAGATTTGAAGGTGCCGTTCGATGTGGACGCCGAGCTTGGCGACAACTGGGGTGAGGTGGGGTAGGATTCATGAGGCTGTGGGAAAAACTTTTTGAATATGACGACGAAACGGGTGTCCTACTCTGGAAGGAAGGGTTACGAAGAGGAAAAAGGGCTGGCAGTTTGAGGGACAGCCAATGGTCGAGGCGTCAAGTGCGGTACACAAGTGAGGACAAAAAAACAAAGTATGTGTGGTATGAGCACCGAATCATTTGGTCGCTGGTTCACGGTGATATCCCCGAAGGATATGTAATCGATCACATCGATGGAGATGGGTGCAACAACCGCATCGAGAACCTTCGGTGTGTTACGCCACAAATAAATTCTAGAAATAGAAAACTTCCTAGCACCAATACTTCCGGTGTCATGGGTGTGAACTGGATAAAAAAGAAGCGTAGGTGGAGAGCCTGCATCTATCATGCAGGCAAGTTCACAGCACTTGGAACGTACAAGACATTCAAAGAAGCGGTGGCCGCGAGGAAAGCCGCAGAAAAAGTATTAGGTTATATATCCAGATGAGTATCAAATGTTTTGCCTGCGGCGGTGACGTAATCTGGGGCGGTGATCACGACATCGAAGACGATGAGGACTACTTCATCGTCTCGAACCTACACTGCAAGGACTGCGGCGTGTTCTATCTTATGTATCACCCAACGCCTGAATCCGATGAGCCAAACGCATCGCCCGATTCGGGGTTTGTCTAGCCCACCTGGAGTCCAACATCTGGCGACTGGCCTCGGCCCAGTCCCGTTTATCGACCGCCGCTTTCATTTTTCGGAACTTCGAAAGCCGTGGACGACCGAGTTGGAAGCACATGTTTGCAATGCATAATTGTGCCTCTTCCGGCAAGTCATTGAAATCGCTGTACAATAATTCGCAATCTCGTACAGTTCGTTGGATGTCCTCGTAGAATAGGTCATCGACGTGCTCCTGAGACACCGTAGTGCCCACCTCGAAGCCGTAAAGTTCGTCATCTTCGGTAATAAGGTGCCCGATACCCACGGTTTTGTAGCCGAGATGGTCGAGATAGATCTCGAGCTTGCATCCTTCGTCGATGGCAAGCTCGTGTTGAAGCTGTTCTAGGTTCATGGTTACCCCCTACATGCAGAGATCTTCATACCGGGTGGTATGAAGACGGTGCTGACTCATGTCGCCTGTGTGTCGCGCGCGTAATAAGTGTAGCAGCCAACGAAACATTATCCAGTACCTCGTAATCTTTCAAACAACTCTCTGGTCCGTGGATCCTGGATCGTGGACTGCGCGGTTTGATTCGTCATGGGTTGTACGGGAGCCGCTGCTTGAGGGAGATTAGTAGCGGCTCCCGTGTCCACTGCTGCCGTTGCAGGAGTCGGCGCTGTGGAGGTTTGTGTTTCTTGGGCAGGCATTTCAATCCGGAACACTGGACGCTTGCGTTCTTCAACACCTTCCGCAGTCAGCGGCCTACGCAGGTAGTCACGTTTAATCAGGTTCAATTCGCGCTGCAAGCCACGACGATCAAACGGACGGCCCACGCTACGGTAGAACGCAGTAATGTCATTCATGATATCGCTATCGATGTTTACCGGGTCAAAGCGACCAGCAAGAATCTTCTTGTACCCGGAGAAGCCAAACTCTTTCGCAGCCCGACGGATCTCTCTCTCGTCCATGCCGAGCTTCTTCATGTTCTCGATCAGCTTGAAGCCACGATTATACACCTTGAACTTACGCTCGTTTTCCTGCCGATAGTTCTCAATGATGACGGATGGATCCTCGACAGTACGACCAAACGCACGAAGCTGACGGTTGAAGTTTCTTTGTGCTTGCACAGCAGATTCATTGTGCGCGTATGTGCGATAACGGAACGATGACTCCGGGGTAACCTTCTGTTCGCCGATGCCAGTGAAGTAGCGGAGAATCTCTTCCTCAAGCTGACGAACATTGCCACGCTTGTCGAGACCTTCTGGCCCAAGCAGCGCGGCCCCAAGACGCCCCGGCACGAAGAACTCAACGTCACCCGTGGTTGGCGAGACCTGTGCGATGCTTGCAAAGTCGGTGATGATCGTCGGCTGGAATGCCTCGAAGATGTGGGTCATGGACTTGGCGCCCACCTCACCCGGAGTATCCTCCGGATTCCACACCTTGTTACCTGTCTTGGTGACACCGCCACGTGCTGTGACATCGAGCAGGCGCTCGAAGATGATCGACTCTTCGGCGAAGGGCGAGGCAACCTCGGACAGGAACTGCCCCATCGCGTTCAGCGTAATGCTGCTGGCATCGAGGTCAAGCTCCTTGCCGTCGTTGATCGCATTGATCACACCCATGACCGGGCGGCGCAGATAGTCGTACGGGTTGGTGAAGCTGTAGTCTACATAGCCTGTGATGTTGCCATCCTTGTCCACGGAGGTTGGAACAAGCGTACTGTTCTTGCTCCACGGAGGTGCGATCTCGCGCAGCGCGTCAAGCGTGTCTCGTGACAGGTCGTTTAGATACAGTGCGGTTTCCTGCACAGCCGGACCGGCCACCATCGTGGTTGCTGCGAATCCGTTGAGCCGCCGCTTGCCAATGTCCCGCATACTGCGGCCTTGCTGCACCAGTGCTTGGTTGCCCGCAGCCC